CACCGTCGACCGCCGCGTCTCCACCTACGCCAACATGTCCAACCTCTCCCCGGTGTTCCAGCGCATCGTCATCGGCCGGTTCGAGGACACCCGGGCCGGACGGCAGGAACTCCACGGCGAGGTGCTCGAAGACGTGGAGGGCTCGCTGTGGAAGTACGGGATGCTCAACCACGTCGCCGAGGTCGACATCGAGGAGATGGCCAAGATCGTGGTCGCCGTCGACCCCGCCGGTACCGCCAACAAGAAGTCCGACGAGACCGGCATCATCGTGGTCGCGCTCGGCCACGACAAGAACTTCTACGTGCTCGCCGACTACACCGGCAAGTACAGCCCCGAAGGCTGGGGCTCACTCGCCAACAAGCAGTACCGCGAGTGGCACGCCAACGAGATCGTCCCCGAGCGCAACTACGGCGAGGACATGGTCACCTTCGTGCTGGAGAACACCGTCGGCAAGCACAACCGTGACCTGATGCCCTCGATCAAGGCCGTCCAGTCCCGCCGGGGCAAGGACATCCGCGCCGAACCCGTCGTCACTCTCTACGAGAAGCGCCGCGTCTTCCACGTCGGCGAGCGCGGCACCTTCCAGAAACTGGAGGACGAGCAGACCTCGTGGGTGCCCGGTCACGGCGCCTCCCCGAACCGCGTGGACGCACTGGTCCACGGCATCACCCGTCTCGCCAAGGGCGGCGGCATGGGGTCGAGCATCGCCAACCCCCGCGAACTCCTCAAGGGGATGCGGATGGGACGCGGCGGAGCCCTCTCACAGACCTAGCGTTTAGGACCTAAACGCCTAAGTAACTAAGCGAGGAGCAACCATGAGCAACTTCGAGTGGGTCGCAGTAGCGGTCCTCTCCGTCGTCACCACCGCACGCATCACCCGGCTCATCGTCTGGGACAAGTACCCACCCTCGGTGTGGGTCAGGACGACGTGGGACAGGTGGACCGAGACCAGCAAGTGGAACGAACTGGTGCACTGCGGCTACTGCGCCGGAATGTACGTCTCCCCGGTCGTGGTGCTCTCCGGATGGCTCTCGGGGTGGCACACTGCGTGGTGGATCGTGTGCGGCTGCTTCACGGCGGCCTACCTTGGCGCGATCCTGATGGCCTTCGACGGTGAGGACTGAGATGGGTGTCACCGATGACCGCAGCGACCCGGACCTGAAGGTCATCGGGCCGGACGGGATGCAGAAGAAGTACCTCGTGCTCTCCGACGAGGAGCGGGCCAAGGGGTTCGTCCGCCCGGTACGCCACGCCTACCGGCACCTGAAGTGCGGTGCGGTCACCTCGATGGGTCAAGCCCTCGCTGAGACCTACGCCCGGGACCCGAAGTTCTACGGCGGCACCTTCTGCGTCAACTGCGGCACTCACTTCCCAGTGGGCGAGAACGGCGAGTTCGTCTGGGACGGCACCGACGAGAAGGTCGGCACCTGATGGCAGGTCGGAAGAAGGCGACAGCGCCGACGCTACCCAGCACGTCGCTGGTCGCGTCGGCGGTCCGCTACCCCGGCAAGATCGCGGGCATCTACGTCGGCGCCAAGGAGTGGCAGCGCGAGTGCTACCGGCACTATGGCATCTGCGGCGAGGCCCGCTACGCCGCCACCTACTTCGGCCACGCCCTCGCCCGCTGCTCCCTGTTCGTCACCGACAAGGCGGGCCGGGGAGCGGTCCCGCTGGAGAACGGACCGGCAGTCGACGTTCTCGACTCGCTGTTCAACGGCTCCGAGGGGCAGGAGGCCATGCTTGACATGATCGGCCAGCACCTCACCATCGCCGGTGAGTGCTACCTGATCGGTCGGGAGGTCGAGGTCGAGGACCCCGAGACGCTGGTCGTCGTCGAGGACGAACTGTGGGAGGTCCTCTCGGTGCTGGAGGTCAAGAAGGCCGGAGAGAAGTGGTCCATCACCTCCCGCGAGGAAGGCGAGCCGGACATCGTCCTGAACGAGGACGCCGTGGTCATCCGCATCTGGCGACCCAACCCGATGCGACGCCTCGAAGCGGACAGCCCCTTCCGCTCCCTGCTCCCGGTGCTGCGCGAGATCGAGTGGCTCACCCTGCGCACCTTCGCCGAGTGTCGCTCCCGGCTGACCGGTGCCGGACTCGGGTTCATCTCCGAGGACGTGACCTTCCCCGCCCCGCCCGCGGAGATCAACGGCACCAAGATCGCTCCCGCCAACGACGCCGAGGGGATGCTGTTCGTCCTCGCCAACGCGATGATGGGCGCCATCGAGGACCCGTCCTCTCCCGAGTCTCTGATGCCCGTGCTGGCCACCGTCCCCTCCGAGGTGCTCGCCAACGGCGACGTGATGCAACTGATCAAGTTCTGGACCGAACTCGACTCCGAGACCCGGCCGATGCGCGAGGCCGCGATCCACCGCTTCGCGCTCGGCATGGACCTGCCCCCGGAGAAGATCCTCGGCATGGGCTCCAACGCCGGGTCCGGCGGCGGCACCTCCAACGGCATCTCCCACTGGGGTGCGTGGCAGATCGACGAGGAGACCATCCGTCTCCACATCGAGCCCATGCTCGGGCTGGTCTGCACCGCGCTGGTCATCGGCTTCCTCCGCCCCCTCACCGAAGGCATGGAGGGCATCGATTACGACACCACCAACCTGAGGCTGCGACCCGACCGGTCCAAGGAGGCCATCGAGTTGTACAAGTTGGGCGTCATCAAGGCCGAGGTGGTCATCCGCGAGAACGGCTTCGACCCCGACGACCTGATGGACGAAGAGGGCCGCAAGTTGTGGCTCACCATGAAAGTCGCGTCAGGCTCGGCAACCCCCGAGCAAGTCCAGCAAGCACTGGAGGCCCTCGGCGTCGACCTCGGCCCGCTACTCCTGCCCGCGATGCAGCCCCGCGAGTCCCGGCCCGACCCCTCCACCCAGGACCACCCCACCCGCGACATGCCCGAGGCTGCCACGCTCCTACTCTCCACATGCGAGCCGCTTGTGCTGACCGCCCTGAGCCGGGCAGGCAACAAGTTGCGCCAGAGGGGCAAGGGCGGGGTGAGGCCCAGTGGGGTCAAGGCCCACGAGGTGCACACCGTTATCGAGGCCAACGGGCTCACCGAGATGTGTCTCGACGACGCCTTCCCCCATGCCGCCACGTGTCTTGGTGAACAGGCCGAGAAGGTGGTCCCTCGTCTCGACGCCTACGTCCGCACCCTGCTCGCCCAGCAGCGCCCCCACACCCGAGCACTGCTTACCAAGGCGCTGGAGGACATCCTGTGACCGCCGGGCACAGGCACCACAACCTGAAGATCGAGCGCGACAGCCGCCTCTACCGATTGCTGAGGAAGCAGTGGGTGTTCAGCACCGACCTCGCTTATGTCGAGCGCTCGCGGTTCGTCTGGGGTCCCGCTCCGGAGCCTGAGCGATATGGCCTGAGCCTGCTGGGGCTACTGCACCCGCTCACTGGCCTTACGCTGGAGGTCGACTGATGATCGTCCTGTCGCTGGAGGAGTTCTCCAGCCGCCGCCGCTCCGCACAGGAGCGCATCGAGGAGGCCATCCGGCCCATCGTGCGACAGGCCCTCGACGGCACCGTCAACACCGACGGCTACAGCGACCTGATCAGCGAGGTCCGCGACCAGTGGCGGATCGCCTACACCGCCGAGGCTGGCACCATCCGGGGTCACATCCCCGGCCAGTTCGTCGACGACATCCGCACCACCCTTGCCAAGACCGACCGGGCCAAGTCCGACGAGAACACCGTCGAGCGGATCACCGTCTGGCTCGCCACCGCGATCCTCTCCCACGCAACCGTCACAGCCTCCGACGACGACCCCGAGGAACTGTTCCTCGAATGGGTCGACATGAACGACAACAAGGTCCGCCACACCCACGAGGTGGCCAACGGCCAGCAGCGCCCCATCGGAGAGGACTTCCTCGTCGGCGGGCAGAAGATGCCCTACCCCGGCTACCCCGGTGTCGACATCGAACTGTGGATCAACTGCCGCTGCACCGTCCGGCCGGTGCTCGCCACCGAGGCGCTCGTCGCGGCCTTCAAGGACTACTCCCCCGAGCAGCGCAAAAAGGCCCACACCCTGCCAGACGGGTCCTTCCCCATCGAGGACTGCGCCGATCTGAAGAACGCCATCCAAGCCATCGGGCGAGCCAAGGACCCGGCTAAGGCCAAGGCTCACATCCGGTCCCGCAAGTCCACTCTCGGCTGCCCCGACGTGTCCCTGCCCGACACGTGGTCGGCCGGATGGGGCGCACCCTCCGAGACCGAGATGCCGAAGAGGAAGCGGAAGAAGAAGGCCCTTGCTCTTGCCGACGACGGCTACGAAGGTGTCACCCACGCCGGTCTCGCGGTGCAGGCTTCCGACACCGGACGAGTGCTGCTCATTCAGCGCTCCCTCGATCAGGACGACGCACCCGACGTGCAGGGCACGTGGGAGTTTCCCGGCGGCTCGTTGGAGGGAGACGAGTCACCCGAGGAAGCCGCTCGGCGCGAGTTCTGCGAAGAGGTCGGGTGCGTCTGTCCTGACGGCGAGATCACCGGCGGCTGGGCCTCCGAGGACGGTATCTACCAAGGCTTCGTGCTGACGTGCGACATCGAGCGCGAGGCGTTCGAGGTGCTCAACCCGGACGAAGGCGAGATGGTCAACCCCGACGACCCCAAACGGCGCAAGCCCGACGTGGCCGCATGGTTCAGCATCGAGCAGGTCAAGGAACTGGGGCCGAACCTGCGCCCCGAGGTACACAACACGGACTGGTCGCAGTTCTCCCTCGGAGGCGGCGACGTGTGGCAGTCTGAGTCCGAGCCCGAGGAGGAGCCCATGCCCGAGACCGAGAAGAAGGACACCGAGATGGCAGCGGTGACCGACATCTTCGCAGCCGCCCCACCGGTCACCCCGGGCTACGGGGTGCTCACCGTCGAGGACAAGTGGTCCGGCGACCGGCGCAAGTTCACCGCCGGTGCTGTTCGCACCCGGCCACTCCCGCTCCCGCTCTCGTGGCAGCGCTCCAGCGCCAGCGGCCACGACGCCTCGGTCACCGTCTTCAAGATCGCCCGGGCCGAGAGGGTCGGCAACGAGATCCGCTACTCCGGCAACTTCATCGTCAACGCCGAGTCCGACGAGGTGCAGGCCCTGATCGCCGAGTTTGGCCGGTTCGGTGTGAGCATCGACGCCGACGACGTGGCCATGGAGTTCTCCGAGGGCGCCGACGGCGAGCAGGAGGGCACGATCTTCACCGACGCCCGGTCCTGCGGCGGCTCCATCGTCCAGATCCCAGCCTTCCACGAGGCCTACATCGCGCTCGGCACGGAGCCCGACGACTTCTGGGACGGCGGCGAGCCACTGGCCGCAGAGGGCGAGTCCATGGTGGCGTCCATCGACGCCGACACCTTCGTCGACATCGCCCCCGGCAAGACCGAGGACGGCCCCGGCTGGCTCACCAACTACGAGGACACCGACCGCCTGCGCGACTGGTGGGCCTCCGCCGAGTCCGGCGTCAACTGGGGTGTCGCCGGTGACTTCAACCGTTGCCGGGTCAAGGCAGCCGAGTACGTCAAGCCGCAGTACCTCTCCGGGTTCTGTGCCAACCGTCACTACGACGCGCTCGGCTTCTGGG